GCGGGGAGCTGCTCGAAGCGCATGATCCCCGAGATGCTCAAGTCGATCCCGCCGGGCAGCACGATCAACGACTACGGCTCGGGCACGGGTAGGGCCGAGGTGGAGCTCCTGAAGCTGGGCTACACGGTGAACATGGTCGATTTCTCCGACGTGGCCCTCGAGGCCGAGGCCCGGGCGCTCGTCGACGGCAGGAGGCTCACCTACACGGTGGCCGACCTGGAGGCGCTTCCGGCTGATTTCCCCGTCGCCGACTGGGGGATCTGCATCGGCGTCCTGATGACGGTTAACCCCGCGAAGCTCGACGCGATCTGCAAGGAGATCCGGCGCACCTGCCGCAACCTCTGGGTCGAGACCTACGACACTCCGGACATGCGGCGCGGACGCGACTTCACGACGATCCACCAGCCCGGCCCGTGGTGGGCGGCAAAACTCGGAGAGTTCTGGCCGCACGTCCAGGCCGTGCAAAGCCCGGAGCACAAAAGGCGATCGATCACGATCTGCCGAGAAAAAGAGGAGAAGGAAACATGAAAAAAGCAAGTGCGATCCTTTGCGGTCTTCTGCTGCTGGTAGCCTTTCCGGCCTACGCCGACAGGGCGATCACCCTGCCGTGGGAGCTCACCTTCGACACGAACGCCTGGGTGGGCGACCTAGCGCGCGGCGAGTGCGGCGGGACTTCCACGCATGTCACGGACGGGTGCTACTCGGGCGGCTGCATGAAAGTCATCCCGCCGCCCAATCCCTGCGCGGCAGGCATCAATGGCGGTGGCGTCGGCCTCAGATGGATCACCTACCCGGCCACCTCCAGGATCCACATTCGATTCCTGATCAAGTTTGGTCCCACGTTTGCCTCGAGCATGAGAAATTCGGGCGGGAACCTCGAAGTGAAGTTCCTCGTGCTGGATTCCCCTTCGAGAGTCGGCCTTCTCGGGCTCCTGTGCAGCGACACGGACGGGCGCTACTGTTCGTTTGCCGCCTATGGCAATGGCAATGTCTGGACGTTCAGGAACCAGACCCCCGTGTGGATCGAGTACGCGCCCTTCAGGGTCAGCGATACTTCCAGGTCGAATGAGTGGATCGCCGTCGAGTACTGGGTCGACTCGGGAACGGATCGCACGGGCGTCTACGTCTGGACGCGGGACGGGGCGCAAAGCGGCTCCATTGTTGATGTCGCTAAGTCCAACTCCGTCAACAGCACCGGATTCTGGATGTCTTATTACAATTCGATCGGTGTAGCCAACGCGGGAGATTGGTACATGATCGATAATCTCGCCGTGAGCAGCAGCTACATCGGCCCGCCCGCAGAATTCGTGGGTGGAACGCCCCCCGCTCCCTGCAATTACACCTATTACGAATGGGGAACCTGCCAGCCGAACGGGACGCAGGTGCGGACGGTCAATTACGCAATGCCGGCCGGATGCACGGGGATTCCCGTGCTCAGCCAGTCCTGCACCTACGTTCCGCCCGTCGTTCCCTGCAGCTACACCTACTCGGTTTGGGGGGCCTGCGCAAACAACATCCAGGCGAGAACGGTCGAGTCTTCGACGCCTGCCGGATGTTCCGGGACCCCCGTGCTGACGCAGTCCTGCACCTCCGAGCCCGGCATCCCCGGGCCTCCGGGTCCGCAGGGTCCCACCGGTCCGCAGGGCCCGGCCGGTCCGCAAGGTCCGAAGGGCGACATGGGAGAGGTCCGGGTCACGATCACCCTTCCGGACGGCAGGGTGTTGACTTGTCAATGACAGGGGTGGATATGCCGGACGTGATCTCCATCGGAAGCCACACTTACGCGCTGACCCTGAATCTCTTGCTGACCGGGTTCATCGGCCTTGCGTTCTCCGTGGCCCTTTTCTACTGGCAGCGCAAGGTGAAGCGCGAAGACGCCGTAAAAAGGGAGCTGATCGAGGCCCGCGAGAAGGCCGACGCGTCCCGTCACGAGAAGGTCGTGGACCTGATCGAGGACCGCCACGGCCTGGTCATCAACAAGATCGAGGACTACTGCAAAAAAAACGACCTCTTCCACCGGGAATTCAAGCGCGACTTCGACAACCATTATCACGACGAAGAAAACTCCGTGGTCATCAAAAGGGGTGGAATGTGAACGCAAACCGCAAAGCCTTCCTCGACATGATAGCATGGAGCGAAGGGACCTCGACCAGTCCGGCTACGAAATGCGATGGCTACGATGTGATCGTTACCGGAGCCGATAGAATCCCCGAAATATTTACGGATTTCAGGACGCACCCATTCGCCATGGGCAGAAAATCAAAAGTCATAAACAGCAAAGGTCTCACGTCCAATGCAGCTGGTCGCTATCAATTCATGCTCCGCGATTACGCACACTACACCAAGCTATTAAAGCTCGATGACTTTCCCGGCGGCGCTTTCAGTCCAGAGGCTCAAGATATTCGGGCCCTGCAATTAATTCGGGAATGTAAAGCCTTGCCAGATATTGACGAAGGGCGTATTGAAGCGGCTATCAGGAAGGTGGCCCGTATCTGGGCATCGTTTCCGGGCGCGAATTATAACCAGCATGAAAACAAAATCACGAAGCTCCTGGACGCCTACATCGCGGCGGGCGGGACCTTCGGGAAACAGGAGGAATTGTCATGATTGAAACATTGTTGGGATGGGCAGCGTCGCAGATTCCTGGCCTTTTCGTCGGTGGCCTCGGTGGAGCAATCGGTGCGTTCTTCTTCATTCAGCGCAAGCTGAAGAAAAACCCCAAGTGGGTAGAAGACCTTTACCAGAAGCAGCGGGCTGTCGGGATGCAGGGAACTGACGAACTCGACAAGCTCAAGAAGCAGATCGCCGATATGGAGCTTGCCAAGACGATCGCCGAGCTGAAAGAGAAAGTGGCAAAACTCGGGGGATAGTCATGAACCTCAATTCGCTTGCTAAAGAAATTGCGCTGATCGAGGGGAAGCGAAAAAGCATCTCCATCGCTCAGGTCAAGGAGGTCCTTCGAATCGTCCTTATCAAGCTGGCCGACGAAGAACCGAAGGAAGTGGCAAAGGTCCTGAAAAGGTACAGGTGAGACGATGGACGGATTCTTCAAGCGTATGCTTAGCAAGTCCAACCCCGAAAGCTCTCTGCGCTTTGCGATGGTGTTCACCTACCTGTTCTCCGTCATCACCGTGTTCAGCGCGTGGGCCTACGTTTACTGCACGAAGGGAAGCGACCTCGGGCCCAACATCATCATGCTGACCTCCGGGATCCTCGCGATCGTGACGGGAGGGAAGGTAGTGCAGCAGTACAACGAAGGAAAGGAGAAGAAGGATGTGGAGCCTCCTCCTAAACCCTAAGAACCTGCTGATCGTCGCCCTGGCCGTCGCCCTGGGGCTGACGTGGGTCGGCTACCAGGACAAGAAGGTCGAGCTCGCCGGCTGCAGGAGCGAGCTGGGGATCTGCCAGAAGGACGTGACGGGCTTCCAGGCCGAAGTGACGAGCATGAACGGGATCATCGAGAAGCTCAAGGCGAACCTGGCCGGCATCCGGGCGCAGATGAAGAAGTGGGAGCAGATCGCGATTGAGGCCCGGGAGTATAGTGCGCGTCTGCTGGCAGCGGCTGAAGCCAAGGTAGAATGTGAGGTGTACAATGCAGAAAACGCTCGTCTTGCTGATGAGTTTATCGATGGCTTTAATCGTAGCGTGCGGCGGAAAGTCAACCGTCCAGCATCCGCAGGTTATTCAGGAGCCCCCGAAGTACTGCCCGCGTCCCCTGCCTCCGGTGCTGGAAAGGGCGACAAGTGAGGGCCGCGTCCTGACGCCTGTTTTGCTACATAATGCAAAGCTGATCGAGAAGTGGGCCCGCGAACTGGATGCGATGGGAGACTGCTACGAGGAACTAAAATGACGCTCAAGACGCAGATGACCACGGACCTCGGGGCTACCTTCTACAACCCAGACGAGTTCGCCACCGAGATCACCTACACCGTCGTAGGCACGAGCCCCGACACGTCCCTTTCCATCCGGGCGGTGATCGACTACGGCCAGGGCGACGAGTACCGGGGGGCCGACTCCTACGGCGTGCGGGCCACGATGCGCGTCAAGGCCTCGGACGTCTCCCAGCCGGCGCGCTCCGACGAGGTCACGATCGGGACGGAGCGCTGGATCGTGATCGGGGCCGACCCCAACGAGGACGGCCTCGAGTGGATCGTGCAGATCAACAAGGTGACGGTGTAGCCCATGGCGGAGATATGGATCGGCAAAAGGCACGGCGAGATCGGCCTCGAGGACTACCAGGACCTCCTGGGGCTCTTCCCGCAGTACGCCGACCGGGCGATCGCCTCGGCCATCCGGAGCGAGGGCTTCCGGCTGCAGAGGATCATCAAGACGGCCATCCAAACGGGAGGGCCCGAGGGCGCAAAGTGGCCGAAGCTCAGCCCGCACACCCTCATGATCAAGCGCTTCGTGCGCCTATACCGGGGAAGGAAGGCCCGCATGGCCAGGGGAAAGAAGGTGAAGGGATGGCGGGATCGCGAGCGCCACATGGAGATCCAGGCCAACAAGCACCCCCTGCAGAAGCTGGCCGGGGCCACCCGCTACGTCTACAACGCGCCCGAGAAGATGGTCACGGTCGGATTCTTGGATTCGCGGATGCGCGGCCTGGGCAAGATGCACGCCCAGGGCTTTGACATTGACGTCTCGTCCGAGCGCAGCCGGCGCTTCCACTTCGCCACGCGGATGCCGCTGTCCAGGGGAACGACGAGGCTCAGGGTCCCGCCGCGGCCCGTCGTGAGCGTGATCTTCGAGCGCGAGGGCCGGCAGATCCGGCAGAACGTCTACTCGAAGGTTTTCGCCAACGTCGCAAGGTATCTCACCGAAAAGGCGGTAAAGGCCGGGGAGGTGAAGGTCGTATGAGCGAGGCTTTGATCCGGGCGCAGATCCAGACGACCCTCCAGGGCGTAAGCGGCGTCGGGGCCGTCCACGACTACGAGCGCTACCCGCGCTCGCTCGCCGACTTCTTCACCTCGATGAAGTCCGGCAACAAGGTGAACGGCTGGGTCATTCACCGGGAATCGACGCAGTCGACGCGGATCACCCTGGGGGTCAACGGCCAGATCGAGCGGGCCCACAAATTCAAGATCGCGGGGTTCTACGAGCTGGACGACTCGGCAGGCTCCGAGAAGACCTTCCAGGGGCTCCTGGATGCGATCTTCGAGGCCTTCAAGGCCGACAGCGGTCTTTCAGGGACGGCGTTCCGGAGCGATCTTCTGCAGATCGATTCCGTGACGGTGACCACGGTGGACGAACTAGGGGCGGATCTCTACCACATAGGTGAGGCAAGCCTCGTCGTGTACGAACGAGTCAGCACATAAGAGGAGGTGCAAGGAAATGGCACAGGCAAAGGGTACGAAAGCGAAAATCGGTTACATGGTCGAGTCCACGTTTGCGACGATGCCCTCGTCGCCGGCGCTCAAGCTGCTGTACTTCATCGGCGAGAGCATGCAGGAGAAGATGAACCTCATCACCAGCCAGGTGCTGCGGGACAACCGCAACCCGACGCTCCCGGTGCGCGGCAACCGCGACGTCTCGGGGGGCTTTCGGACGGAGCTCTGCCCGGAGCTCGGGAGCCTTCTCTACTACGCCCTGGGCGCGAAGACGACGACGCCCACCTCGCCCTACTACGAGCACGTCCTCAAGGTGGGCGACCTGCCGAGCTTCCTCATCGAGAAGGGCTTCACGGACCTGCCGCGCTACCTGCTCTACCTGGGCTGCAAGATCAACCGCCTGACGATCTCCGCAAAGCCCGAGGGCTTCCAGGACGTCAACTTCGAGATGATGGGCGCCTACGAGGGGCAGGCCCTCTACTACGACACCCAGAGCGGCAACTTCACCGTCGGCCTCACGGCCACGGGCGGCGGCGGCTCGACGGGCCTCATCAAGGGCGACAATGATTCGAGCGACCAGGGCTTTTTGACCCTCATCAACCCGACGGGCGACTTCGTGGCTCTCGAGGCCCTGACGGACTCCTCCACGGGGGCGGCCGTGGTCTCCTCCACCCTGGGCTACGCGCCCATCGACGCCTCCTACACGGACCCCGGGCACACCCCCTTCGACGGCTTCGAGGTGGCGGTCATCCAGGAGGGCGGCAGCGACGTCGCCGACCTGACGGCCGTGGTTCTCACGCTCGAGAACAATCTCGACGGTGGAAACTTCGTTCTGGGCGGCGGCGGGATCCGCCGCAGCATCCAGGAGGGCAAGGTTAAGGTCTCCGGCACGATCACGGCCCTCTTCGAGTCCATGGCCCTCTACCAGAAGGCCCTGCAGAAGACCGAGTCGAGCCTCAAGCTGACCTATCGCCACGGCACGGGCGGCGGCACGGACGGCAACGAGGAGATGGAGATCTACGTCCCGGAGCTCGTCCTGGCCAAGGAGACGCCCATCATCGAGGGCCCCCAGGGCATCCTCTACCGCGGCCCCTTCGAGGCCTACTACAACGACGGGGCCGACGCCTCGTCGCTCAAGATCACGATCAAAAACGCGGAGTCTGCACTGTGATGAACGAATACGACATCAGCGGCAAGGCCTACGTCCAGCGGCCCCTCGTGCTCGGGCAAATCCAGCAGCTCCTGCGGGTCCTGGACGGGATCGCCCTGCCGGCACAGCTCACCCTTGCCTCTCTCCTCGACGCCCTGGGGGGGCGCCTTTACGCGGCGATCGCCGTGGTGATCACCGAAAAGGGCTGCTCTCCCAGGGACAAAAATGTGGACGAGCTGGCCGGGTGGCTGGAATGGTCGGCCGACCTGACGACGGTCATGGAGATCGTCGACGATTTTTTCGCACTGAATCCGGTCTCCTCTCTCCTGGAGAAGGCCGGAGGGATGATCGGGCGGCTCAACCAGGCAATGGCGATCAGGGGGAATGGATCGACGAGGCCGTCGTCGTTCTCGCCGGCGGAGACATCACCCGGCGCGACGCCATCCTCTGGGGATACACCCTCGGAGAGTGCGCCCCCTGGCTGAAGCATCGCGGCCGGGAGATCCTGCTGCGGGAGTCGATCCTGGGGATCCTCGAGGCCCTGGCGGGGCAGGCAAGGGAGGCCACGCCGGAGGCCGAGTTCTGCCGGGTCTGCCGGCAGATCCACAAGGGTCAAACGGACTGCACGCGGTGCAGCCGAAAGTTCGAGGTGAGAGAACATGGCGGACACGGCTCAGGTACTCATCCAGATCCGCGGCGACGTCGGTGACATCAACGCCAAGCTCGCCGATCTCAAAGGCAACATCGGGAAGGTGTCGGCCGAGACCCAGGGGTTCTCGAAAGGCCTCAGCTCGGCCTTCGGCACCCTGAAGGGGGTCCTGGCCGGGCTGGGCGCGGCGATCTCCGTCAACGCCTTCGCCGACATGATCAAGCAGGCGGCCGACGCCGGAGACGCCATGGTGAAAATGGCGGAAAAGACCGGCATGTCCGTCGAGTCGCTCTCCGCGCTGAAGTATGCCGCGGCGCTCTCCGACGTCGAGATGGAGAGGGTGCAGGGCGGCGTCAGCAAGCTTTCGCGCGCCATGTACGACGCCGCAGCCGGTGTCGAGAAGATGCAGGCCGTCTTCAGGACCCTGGGCCTCGAGTACCAGGACTCGAACGGCAAGCTGCGCGACACCGGCGAGATGATGATCGCCATCGGGGCGCGATTTGCGGAGATGGAAGACGGCGCCACGAAGGCGGCCCTCGCCCAGAAGCTCTTCGGAAAATCCGGCGCCGAGCTGATCCCCCTGCTCAACAACCTGCAGGACCTGGCCGACGAGGCCAGGCGGGTCGGCTACATCATGTCTGCCGAATCCGCCGAGAAGCTGGAAGCCTTCAACGACGCCCTGAAGAGGATCCGGCTGGGCAGCGAGGCGCTGAAGAAGGAATTTGCGGCCGGGCTGGCCCCGGCGCTCACCGACATCGCCGACGCCTTCCTGGAGGCACGCGAGGAGGGCTGGAACTTCGACGACCTCATCGAGGCGATCGGGGAAGACCTCAAGACGCTTGCCCTGGGGGTATTCGATTTCATCGGCATGCTCAAGATGATGCGCACCATCATGAAGGAAGGCTGGGCGGCCGGCGGCGAGCTGGACAAGAAGCTCCTGGAGCAGCGGGCGGCATTCGAGGCCGCGCTGTTCGGCGCCAACCGCACCCCTCCGAAGGACCGCTCAACCAGGGGGGGCTTCACCCCCTCCATCATCCCGGAAGACTCGAAATCCGCCCTGTCCCAGTGGCAGGGCATGCTGATCGCCATGCAGGCCGACGTCGACAAGCTCGGCGTCGGGATCTCCGACTGGGACCGCAAGATCGTCGAAGTCAACAAGCGCTACGACGAGATGACGGCGAAGCTCGTCGCCATGAAGATGAACGACGCCGAGCACGTGCGCATCATCAACGAGTACCGCGACCAGGTCCTCTCCCTGCTGGCCGAGGAGCGGGAATGGAACGCCCTGAACCGGCAGCGTCTCGACGACATGAAAAAGGAATCCGTCGAGATGGAGAACCACGTCACGCTCAACAAGGCGAAGATCGGCGCCGAGACCATGCTGGCCGCCGCACGCCTCAGCCTGAGGGAGTCGCGCGGCCAGGACGTGGACATCCAGAAGCTCGAGCTCGAGTACGGGGCGAAGGCGAAGGAGATCCTGCTCGAGATCGAGAAGATCACCGACGACATGACGAGGGCCGAAGGGGACGCGCGCGACGTCCTGCTCGCCAAGAAGACCGCCCTCGAAATGCAGCTCCCCATCCTGGAGGAGATCCTCGACATCAGCATCCGGATCAAGGAGGAGGCCGAGCTCAACCGCACGGACGTCTACGCAGGGATGATCAAGGGCCTCCAGGACGTGAAGTACGAAACGGAATCGCTCGGCCTGGCAATGCGGAAGTCCGTGATCGACGCCTTCCGCCTCATGGAGGACGCCCTGGTCGACTTCGTCAAGACCGGCAAGCTCAGCTTCAAGGACCTGGTCGATTCGATCCTCACGGACCTGCTGCGCCTCACGATCCGGCAGACGATCACGGGGCCCATGTCCGCCGGGCTTTTGGGGATTTTCGGGGGAGGCTTCGGTCCGAGCTTCAACTATCACACGGGCGGCATCGTCGGCTCCGAGGGAGGGGGAAGATCGCTGCGGATCGGGATCAACCCGGACGCCCTGCCGCGGTTCCACCGGGGAGTCGGCCCCGACGAGCAGATGGCCGTCCTGCAGAAGGGCGAAGGGGTCTTTACCGCCGGCCAGATGCGGGCTCTAGGCTCGGCGCTCTCCGGGGCGGGCGGCATGAGCATCAACGTCCCCGTCACGGTCGAGGGAGGCAGCAAGCGCCTGGCCTCCGAGCTGAGACGCAACATCGAGCGGACGGTGGAAGAGACCGTCAGGAGGCAGATGTGATATGGCCAACATGACCCTGGGAACCTACACGTTCGACTCGAACCCCTCCGATCTCGACGCGATCCTCGGCCCGAAGAAATCCTCGGCCGCCGTCCAGACCTACGAGGGCGTCGCCTACTTCTCCTGGGGGACGCTCATTGCCGGCGCCGAGGTGGAGCTCACCTGGGACTACATGAGCTGCGACCAGTTCGACTCGCTCGTCGCCCTTTACCAGGCCGACGCCCAGGTCGTCTGGGACCCCCAGGACGGACAGAGCCCGACCGTGACCTACAACGTCGAGATCACGGATCTGACGGGCCGCTACTTCATCGGACTTTCCCCGTCCGCCGAATGGGTTCGCCGCGACGTGCGGATGCGCCTGCTGATTCTCTCGGAGGTCACCTGATGGCTCAGACACTCGACGCCCCCCTCGCGGCGGCCCAGGCAAGCGATTCAAGGCGCCCTCTGTGCCGGATCCTGTCCGTCGAGAACGTCCCGGCGATTCCATTCAACGGGGAGCTGCTCAGCACGGCCACGCCAGACGAGCAGCATCCGGCTGCGGCTGCTCACAGCACGGGGCGGCTGTTCGTAGCCTTTGCCGTCGATTCAGGCGCTACAGACACGATCCGCTATGGCTACACGGACGCGGCTCGGACCTTTTTCACCTACGTCGATTTTGTCCTCACGTCTGGGAGGACTTGCGGGGAGATCGCCTTCTGCGAGATGGCCGACACCTACGTCGGGCTCATGTGGGAGGAAACGGCTGCAGGGACACGCTCGATCAAGTACCGCAAGATCACGGTCACAGGCGTTGATCTCGACCCGGCGGTGACGGGAACGAGCCTGACGAACAACACGGCCGATTTTTTCACGGGGCCTGCGGTTGCCCGCATGGCTGACAACACCTACCTGATGGTCTACGGCCTGATGGATGGCACACACTATCACCTCTATCGCAGGACTAGCGCGGATTTCGTCACTTGGTCTGCGGCATCCGAGATTGACACGTCGGGCTTCACGGACACCAGCCGCAAGGCCAACCCCGCCCTGCTGCTGGAAGCCGGCGGCGACGTGTGGCTCCTGTTCGATTATCTGGAGAGCACCGGGCCGAACGGAGAGGAACTGACCAACGTTTATTACATTTCATCGGATGACAAGTTTGCCACGGCTTCGGCTGAAACGGCCCTTACCAGCTACACGGATTACGCTGAAAAGGCAGAGCACCCGGCGGCTGCGCAGAAAACAACGGGTGACATCTACATGGTATTCAACCGGCTGATGTCCTCACTGCACATCGACGCGGACACTGCAGGGTGGCTGGGCTCTGCGGCTCCGATTGCGAGTATGCACCTGAATCTTTCCACGCAGAAACTTTATGTGATTTCGACTCACATGGATTCCGGAGGCAAGATTCTCAAGTGCGTGGCCAAGATCGACCTCGCCACCTGGACCATCGAAAAAGCGTGGGACACGACGACGGTCCCGGCTTTCCCGGCGTATTATGTCAACACGCCCGGCTCGTGGTGGGACAGCTATCACGGCGACGGAGACTATGTCCCCCTCGGCAACAGCAACGGGATGGTCAGCGTTCTCAATGCTGCGACGGACATCATCACGACCTATTGTTTCTATGATTTCACGGCCTACGGCCACGCGCAGAACGTGACGTGGACCTCTTATGGAAGCATGAGTCTCCAGAAAGCATGGATCGATGCTGCAACGGACAGGCTCTACGTCGCCCTCGTTGATACCTTCATTTACAACGTGGTTCTCGTGATCGGGTGGATCGACCTGACGGCGGCAGGCCCGTCGTACACGTTCACGCCGGTCGTGGAGGATGTGCGCACGATCCAGGAGTCGACCATGACGGGGTTCTGCTCCGGGAAGGGATTCATGGAAATCAACATGGATGCGGACCTCATCATCGTCGGCATGGAGGGACTCACCTCCTCGTGGGAAGGCATGCTGCGCATTTATTCGCTGACGACGGGAGGTCTGTGGAAGAGCTACGACACGGCATCAAACCCGTCATTTCCCAGACGTGGGCTGCGGCGTGGCGTTTACAGCAACGGCTTGATTGTCGGCGATTTCACCCACCAGCCCCTCTATGGCCAGGAAGACTACCGTGGTCTCTGTATCATCGACACCGCTTCGGACGTGATCACGTACACCCGTCCGTCGTGGGCGACGGTGGACGATTACGAGCTCATGGACATCGCGCTCACGGATGACGGAGAATACCTTATCGCGGCCGGATCCAACGGGGTCACGCTATTTGATGGAACCGTATGGACGCTTTACAGCAACGCTTCGGTACCGGGGCTGGTCCCTTCCGGAACTGAAGATTTCGGGAACGCGGTCCTTTACAATCCGGCGACGGACATGATCCTTGCGGGCAGCGGCCAGGGAGGAGACGTATGGAACGGCCTTGTCATGTTCAGCCGCTACGGTTACATCAAGCAGGCCAACTACCGGATCGGCACAGGCGGGACGTGGGGTGCCATCACGCCGCTGGTGACGGGTTATACGGATTATGATGCAGCCGTCGCTGTGGATCCTGACGACGACGGACTTTATGCCTTCTGGACCAACGACTTTGAGACTGAATTGTCTATCAAGTGGGACCGGGAAATGCCGTCATTCGATCTCTCTGATTATCTGGTGCGCGGAGCACTCGTCGAGAGGTTCTCCCGGATCGACCCCCACGATGGGGGCTGGGATGCTGGCCTTTCCTTTGAGGTAAGCCACGGGCACCTGTTCGACGCTTCCAACAGCGCGAGCCTGCTGAAGCAATACCTGGCAAAAGGCCGGATGATCCACCAGCAATTCGGCGACAGGGTCGGCGGGATTGATTACTGGGAAGCGGTCAGGATGTTCACCGTCAGCGACGATGGGGAATTAACCTACGAGCGCGGGAAGTACCCGGCAATGTCTGTCGAGGCCGAAACGCCCCGGCGCCGGTGGGAACAGATTCACATTACGGCCTCCGAATACTACCAGACCACGCCCGAGCTGCTCATCGCGGATCTGCTGACAACCTACGCGGGGATCCTGCTTGCCAATATCTCGCTCGGGACGTGGGCAAACAGCGCCACCGTGGAGTATCAGTTCGTGGATGTGAGCCTCGCTGATGCAGTGAACCAGGTAGCGATTCATTTCGGGTACGCGATCCAGGACGGAGCGGGCGGGATCATTCAGGCGGTGAAGATCACGGATTCGGCAGCGGTCACGCGGACCTATTCGGACAACACAAAACTGATAAACGCCTCTCCCCGGAACCGCAACTCCAGCTTTACGAATCGCTGGACGGTGCGCTGCGAGGAGCGAACCTTCACGGAGCTGCTCATGGCCGAGGAACTGGCGGCCGAACTGCTCGCCAGCCATCGGTGGAACACGGGAAGCAGGACCTATCGAATCAATTACACGCAGGGGTCGAAAATATTCCGCAACCCCAGGATGGAGGTCGTGTCCAGCGTGGGATCGCTTGCCTTTCAACTTGCCGGGTCGTGCAGCGAAACCCTCCTGGACAACAGCCACGATGAGGCGGATCAGACTCTGTGGGGCACCTACTGCGAAATCCTCGTTGACAGCCCGGACCTGACTCCGGCATTTATCGCAGCACTCGCGGCGCTTGTCGCTTCGTACTGGCTGCCAGACGTTCTGAAACTTGCCGACGAATTGACGATCCCGGTAGGAAAGTATGCAGCCCTGATCGCTATTTTTGCGGCCCTCAACATCCTTGCGGCCACCGGAAACTTCCAGTACCGCGTCTACGGCCAGCCGGTCGTAAAGGTGCGCCGGACGGTGCAGGCCACGGCTGATGACACGGCCATGCAGGTCAAGATGGGCCAGGTCGTCCCGGACCAGATCTTCGACGACCCGATGTGCGGCAGCCCCGCCGAGTGCCAGGCCATCGCCGATTTCCGCAAAATGGTCGGGATGGGCGAGCGGGCAAGGTGGTCGGCAGAAATGGCCGCCGATCTTCACAACGAGGAAGGGGACACGTTCACAGTGATCCATCCGGTAAGCGGCGATGCCGTCACGGTTTACCTGACCGATATGAGCACGGCATATTTAATTCCCGAGGGCGGCGACGGGCAGGGTTATTTCAAGCAGACCTTTGAGGGCTGGAGGGTGTAAATCGAGATGAGCAGAAGGATACTAAAGGACCGAATGAAGCGGGCAGCGGATCAAACCCCGCGACCTTTCAACGCCCAGATTTACAGCATCCCGTCCACGGAGTATTGCCGGGTGCTTGTGCAGGGATCGGTCAACCCGGTTGTCGCGTGGTTCTCGAGGAACATGCACCACCGTCCCGCAGAAATGAAAGTCGGCAACGCGGTCCTGTGCCAGTATAAGCTCGGCAACCGAGGGCAGATCGAAGTGGTCGGGAACGGGACGGTGATCCCGACCCCGGTTGCGGGTTCGCCGGTCGTCGTAATCCCGACGGGGCCTGACGCGATTCTCACGGGATGCCAGGTGCTTGCCATTCCATAACAATGATCGAGGAGGAATGAACATGGGTGATGTTAAAACGCCGAGCTGGGTACACGAAGGGGCTTTGCAGTTAATCGTGAACGACGACCTTTATCTTAAATTGTTTGCAAACAATTATACTCCGGACCTGGACATGGAGCCTGCCGACTTCACGGAGGCCGCCGGGGGCGGCTATGCCCAAAAGACG